CTCTAGTTACATTTAAAATATCCATCTGTTATGTTATAAGATATATTTGTAGGCTTAATTGTCAGGGAGTGTAAGTCACTATATTACCTGAATTATCAATGCCTATACCAAGAGTTGTTAAACCATCAGGAGAAGTAACAACTAAACCTTGACCAACTACACAAGCTTCGAAAGCACAGCTAGTAACATAGTTTGCTCTAGTTGCACAAACGCCTCGACCTAGAGCAACAGAGCCAACTGCAAATGTATTAGCACAACAACCTATAGCTATACTATCATTACCATTAACATAAGTTCTAAAACCTAAAGCTATAGTACATGAACCGCCTGAAGTGTTAGCTCCACAACCTATGGCTATAGATTCTTGAGTTACTCTAGCTGAGTTACCTATAGCTATAGCATTAGGTCTAATAGCATCAAAGACTTGAGTATTAAAGCCTATTGCAATCGAGCAATTGCCTATAGCACATGATATTCTACCAATTGAGATAGAATCATTACCTGTAGCGTTAGAACTCTGTCCTATAGATGTCGTGCATAAACCACAAGCTTGAGCACCTCTGCCTATACTAATAGAATCACAAGAACCTCCTGTAACCAATGCTCCACATCCAATAGCAACACTATCGTTTGCAGTGTTAGTTGCACACGATCCTATACTAACACCATCTCTAACGGCTCTAGTATTACTACCTATAGCAATACCACATTGTGCTGGAGCTGCATTACAACCTATTGCAATAGCTTTGACTCTACTAACATCAAAATCACAAGCATTATGACCTATTACAATAGAACAATCAGCATAGGCTTGAGCATTATCACCTAATGCAATTGAGCAATTACCTGAAGCTGTAGCTGGATTAGTCACTAAGCTATCTGCATTCTTTAGTGAGTCAGTACCAGTGCCTGATACCAAACCTGCAGCACCACCAGAAGCATCGATAGTAATTTGGTTAGAACCATTATCAGTTAGTGTAATATTAGTTCCTGCTGCAAACTTAACAGTATCTGTAGTAGCATCTGAGCCAGTTAGATTTACGTTAACATCTGATCCTGCTTGAGCTGAAGCTAAATCGTAAGTTGTATCAGTGTCTGCAGCTACAGCAATAGTTACATTATTAGAACCATCATCAGTTAAGGTTACATTAGAACCTGCTACAAGCGTTATGGTGTCTACTGTCGCGTCTGAACCAGTTAAGTTAAGGTTTACGTTGCTGGCACTTTGAGCTGAACCTAGATCATAGGTTGTATCTGTAGTAGGTATACCAGTTACTGTAGCAGCTGAAAAGTCAGCCGTGCCTGTAAAGATTAAAGACGATGAGCTAGCACACACTGTCAATGCGTTACCTGCACCATCGCTAAGTTGTTTAGGACTAGCTGTTATCGCTGTGTTGTCCAAAGTTTTGATGATGCCTAGATAAGAGGCACCGACTTGATTTCCTGTTAAACTAGCCATATCACTTGGTTTTTTTAGTTGGTTGAACCTTTACTTGAACTTTCTTTTGTAGAAATAGTCTAAGTAGGTTAATATTTTTATCTGTTTTCTTAGTTGATTTCATCTGTGCAGTATTCACATTCACCACAGTCACAAGCTCTAGACTTTCTATACTTGCCAGGTATAACCAAACCAGTAAAGTAGGCAGTTGACCTATTAGGTGCCATACCATCTTTAGAAGTGTAGCTAGTATACTCTGTGTATAACTCTGAGTGATTAACTAAGTAGTCTCTTAACCTCTCGTCATAGAATTGAGCTGTTTGTTTAATATTGTTTCTCAAGTACTGAAGTTCTTCTAAAGTTATAGTGTCAGCCACTTCTGAATTGCCTGAAACAACTCCTTTATTCTTCGTTCTGTACTTAAGATGAGGTAGTGCGCTCCAATAAGCGTAGTGAACAACAACTGGAGTGATATAATCATCCAATAGTGTCTTATAATCTGGATCAATCGGCGTACCTGATACAATATTGTCGACAACATCATCTTTGATTCTTTTGTATAATTTAGAACCCAATGACTGAGCTATATAGATGTCTTGGACTTGCAAAACATATGGGTAAAGGTCGCTTGGATCAACATTCTCATCGATACCAGTGTATCCTTTAAGTCTTTCTTCTGTTACAAATAATGCTGTAGCCATAGTTATTCTTGGTTTGTTTCTATTGTATCTTCGATGTTGTCTTCAACTACCTCTTCGACATCTACTGTATACATAATCGAAGCTTGTTCAATCTCTAAGTTTACATTTAGACCGAACCTTCTCATAATCTTTTTTAAGCTCTTGAGCAGCTTCTTTTGATCCGGGATTATTACTGTACCTAAGAAGTGATTAAATGCAGTCTGAATCTCGTCAGCATTGCTAGAGAAGCCTGATGCATCAACAATGCCCAATAACTTCGGTGAAGTTATGCGATGTGCAGTCAATATGCGACTTACAATACGTTGCTCAAGTGTAATATAGTAGTCATCGTTAGCGTTCTCAATAGGTGTCAAAGTAGGTTCTCTACCTGGCTCTGAGAAGTTGATGAATGCTCTACCTGCATTATCTTCACCAGCGAAAGTATCGTTGATGTCACGCCAAATTTGATCTTGTTCGTCTTCAGAAGGAATACCGTTTCTAAAGGTCAATAGCATCGAAGGTGCCAGGCCATTTGACAGATTGCTGGAGTGAAAGCGACTGACTCTCACATCAATATCGATGTCATTGATGGCACCTACGTAGGCTGGTAGAGGGTAAAAGCTTTGACCTAATGTGTAGTCAAAACAGTAGTAGATTTGTGATGCGTTATCACCTTTATTGTCAGTTGGAGAGTAAGCTGGATATGAAACTGGCTTTTGTTGTCTAAATCTAGCCCAATCACTTGAGTACCAATACTGGTCTACTACATCATCCTCGTTCATTTTACCAGATCTAACGTGATTGAAAGGTATATGATAAATCTCAGCTATCTTGTTGCCATCACGTGACCAAATGATATTAAGAGCATAGCCACCAAAGACTACGTAGTCCTTAACTATCTTTTCAAACAAGTCATTCAGCGTCTCATCTTCTTGGTTCATTATAGTATCACCATAGTACTTGATGCCTTCACCTAAGATGGCATCTTGCTTACTCTCTACACACGTGTGATGAATAGCTGATGTATTAAGTAGATCTATAAGTAAATCAGGGTACAAGTTCTTTTCACCAAAGTCAACCCAATCTTTAGTCTTTTTCTCGACTATAATAGGTAGCTTGATAGCATCGAACTGGTGTGCTTGGAATACGTATCTTTGCATGTTATATTAGTATATTATATAGCTTTCAGCATTAGGGTTAGGTCCAACATATTTAGGCTTTTCATCTAACTTCTTTGAAGATGCGTTAACAACTTTAGTCATACCCTGTGCTAAGTTTATTAGATTGTCAGTGTCTGGTCCTCCTAATACTTGATATTGCCAAAAGCCTTGCATATCTAGCTGAGCCTCTTGATCTGCATTAGATGTAATAGACCACTCACTGTATCTATCGTTGTTAATTAGGAGCGTCATATCCCACTCAAGCTGAGTACCTGCGACCTCAATCTGCTTATTACCAAAGTTAGAGGTAAGTCTTAGTTTCCAAACTGGCCAATCAGTTACCGATTGATTTAAGTAAAATCTATAGGCTGTTTCTGCTGAGACCAACTCTTCCCAATTAGGAAGTACTGCTTCCCATAATGTGGTTATGTCTTCCCATAAAAATTCGCTATCTTGAGGTAAAAAGTAGATCGTCATTAGCTAAATAATGTGTTTTCTACTATAAGATATACTTAAAAGTCTAATTGAAAAAAAGAGGGACACTTGGTCCCTCTCTTTCTATGTATATAATGGTCACTCTTATTCGCCTACGAAAGCAGGAGTTACGATATAAGGTGGATCGGGTTCCAAACCTGTGATGGTTAGTTCTCCTCCATTTCTGTCTGCATATGAAACACCAGTTTGCATAGTGCCTGCAGAGATTTCAGCGCCTCTAGTTGCACCAACTCCGTGAAATAAACCATTGCCGTCTTTTACAACTACAAAGATTCTTGGGTTTTGTGCGATCAGAAGGATCTGGTTTCTGATGTCAGCAGTAATCTTGTTGAAAACAAAAGTTACAGCTTGATCGTAAAATACAGTTCCTGCTGCATTATCAGCGTTGATGGTCGTGGTTAAACCACTTGTTTGTTTTGGGACTTCAAACTTAAAGAAAGTAAGAGCCACTGGGTCTCCAGCTGCATCCTGATAGCCAGTGATGATGTCATCACCATCGACTATTGGAATTGCACCTGATGGCAAATCTGCCATGTATAGGTATTCTATACCGCCCTGTGAATCTTTACATCCAAGTGTTAGTCCTTCTGTTAGGTTACAAGCCATGATATAAAGGTTTTTTTAATTGTACAGGTGTACGGTTAGGTTAGGTATAGATTACGCTGCTGTGAACCAGCTCCACTTACAAACATCGACGAAGTTAACACCGATTCTCCAAGCTGCCATTACCTTAACTACGTCATTTGACTGATCGTAGAAGATACGTAGCTGATCGAAATCATCTTCAAGGCCAACACCTATGACAAGATCTTTAGAAGGACCTGCAATCATAGAGTTGTAGTACTCACCAGCTGGATCGGTTAGAGTAACTTGAACAGCCTTCATGTTAGTACCTGGGATGATCAACTCGTCTTGAGTGCCTTGACCTTGGTTGTAGTGGAAGTAGTTTTGTGCAACCAATGCTCTGCGTAGAAGTGCAAAGTTGTGTGGTGCCATCAAAACGACCAAGTCATCTCTCATCTTAACTGACTCATCGATAGCGTCGAACAAGTCAAGAACGATACCAACAATGTTATTTACATCAGGAGTAGCAGTAGTAGTGATAGCGTTAGGGCAAGTACCACCTAAAGCAATAGCATTTTGTGCAATTTCCATTGCAGTTGTTGCCAAGTAGTTTTCGTTCCAGTTCTTGATCTTCTCTACGAATAGGTTAGAAACAACTTCTGGGAAAGGCACTTCCTCAGCGTAAGCAGTAGCGCTTAGTCTTTCTGATAGGTAGTAATCACGAAGATCAGTAGGGCAAAGTTCTTGCTTTGACTGCTTTTCTGCGATGTCGATTACTACTTGTGAGAATGTCATGGTACCATTATTGTCCCATCCACATGCTCTGTCTTGAACGCTGATGTCAGCATCCAAAAGGTTAATAGCTACATTACCAGCGCGAAGACCGCTTCTGATGGTAGCATATTCCATAAGGTTTGTCTGCAATACTGCCTTTGAGACAAGCTCAAAGCTCATTTCATCTGTGTAAGTATTGAGATCTACTAAATTATAGCTCATCTTTTATTTGGTTTTTTTAAGGGTTACTAGACGGTCTACGCGTGATGAACGCACGTCTTGAAAGTTTTCGTTTCTTTTAATCTTCTTAGCCGCAGGCTCAGCAGACATTTGCTCGAGTTGAGTCTCGAACTTGGACATTTTGTCCTTCATCTCGTCGATGACTTCAAGGTAAGGTAGTAAGGTATCAACAAGAGCGTCAGCCATTTCGACTTTCTTCTTGTCTTCTTCGGTCATTTCGACCTTAACCTCTTCTTCTTCCTCCATTACAACCTCGACTTCTTCTTTTTCGTCTTCAGCTTCAACTTCAACTGGAGTCAACTCAGTGATGGTTCCTGTAGCATCGACGGTTACTAGCAAATTCGAGGTGGTTTGATGTTGTCCCTCAGGTGCTGGAATTTCACCTTCTTCAGTAACGACAACAAGTGCCTTACCTACTTCAGGTTCTCCGTCTACTCTTACAGTAGTACCATCAACCAAAGTTAGCTCAGCGAATTGAACCTCGACTACTTCGTTTGGCTCTAGTCCGAGTAGAACCTTAATCTTGGTAATTGCTTCTTTAGCTTCCATGTGGTTAAATATATTTTTAGGCTACGATAGCCACTGTTTAAGGATATACTTATCTATCAATATGACAAAAATCTGGCATATACTGCACTTTAGTCATTGTCTTTAATCTTGCGATGCATTTGGTAGATGCGATACACATTAAAGATGAGTGCAGTTGCTAAGACTAATACTGTTAAGATAGTCTCAATATTCATTAGATATGCACCTAAAGCTGATGCAGAAACTATATTGGCTTGTAGATCTTTGTCCATTAGTCATTGACTTTTTTTAGTACGTCGAGTATCTGTCTCAACTTTTTATCATCTTCAGTTTCTTGGACTTGTTTAGCTGATTCAGTGAAACTGCCTTCGATACTAAAACCATTTAGTCTACCAGCTTTTATGTCTTGCCAAGTTTGATCATCATTGACTTTATAAACACCGAACC